TGCGCGGTTGTGGGTTTTTTACCACCATACCTCATATCTTTCTTTTTCATCTGATTGAGGGTATCTTTCTGCATACCTCTATCAGGCATTGTACGAACAGAATCCATAGCTGTTTTTGGTGGAGTAACATAAGAAGAAGGTGGTTTTTTAAATGATGGTTTACGTTTAGGAGACTTTGGTCTTCTTGTAACAGAATGTCTATAAGACGCGTCGTTTAAAAACTTAGCCTTATTTATTCTAGCAGATTTATTTTTTGGATTTGACATAATATATATATTTACAGGGAGTTAAAGGGGAGATAGTCTCCCCCTTAACTATGCTTTGTTTTAGTCTGCGAACTTAGGCTTGAGCGTTCTAGAACGTCCAGGATCCTTCATCATCACAGCACAAGTATCCATGCAATGGATTTCGTAGCCATCCTTAGGAGTAACCATAAGCTTAGGATTACCCATAGAACCTTCAGGAGAGTAAGGATCTCTAAGTCCAGGAATATATCCAAATACTCGTGGGTCTTTCTTAGAGTAAACCTTTCTCAAGTTAGGCTCACCATCAATGGTTCCGATATCCATGATGTCCATACGATAAGCTTCTGCAACACCACCAAGGAAGTGTCCGTTGTTAGGTGCAAGCTGCTTATTGCGAACAGGATCAGAATAGAATGGATCAACTTCAAGTGTTACTTTGATGTTGTTAGGTGCCAAGTACTGAGTGTACTGGAATCCGAACTCTCTAGAGTTAGAGTGAAGTACGGAGCTAACAGAACGCTGAGCATCCATGTCATGAAGTGCAGTCCATCCAGAAGCTTCAGTTTGAATAGCTCTGTGGAAAAGTACAGCACCTCTTTCACCTGTGCGAATAACAAAGTGACGGTTGTCCATTGGGAGCTTGTTATCAGAAAGCTCGAGGAGTACGTTGGTGAGGTAGTCAGTGGTAAGCTTACCATAACGAGATACACCAGATACTTCCATTTGCTCTCTAATACCAGGTCCAGCTTCGATAACGTGTCCAGACTTACCAACAGAGGTATAGTTACCATTGGCGTCCCTTGTAGAACGTCCGTAGTAAAGCATTCTGGATGTGTCCATCTCAACTTGACGCATGAACTCGAAGTCCAACCAGTCAGTCCAAACATTGAATTCGTTCTTCTGTCCGTCGTCTCCAACTGAAACCATAGCACCAGCAAGTCTTTCTCTGATCATATTACCAGGAATAGTTTCTTGCCATCTCTGCTGTGAGAAGTTAGATCTGAACTCAACAGGAGTAGTGAACGCAGGGCTAGCACCCTTAGTAGACAATGTAGACTCAACTGGAGAGTATTCACGGCTGAATCTCTTACCAGCAACAAACTCGTCACCAGGAACACCTGAAACGAAAATGTCTGCACCGTAAGGCTCAACTACATATACCCAGTTAGTTCCTTCTGCATAAGGCTCTTGCTTGATACGAACGGGATAAGCATCGTCGTGTCCAACAATTACACTTACATCAGAGAACCACTTTTCTCCAAATACAAGTTCGAACTCAGTACCGTTGGCACCAACACCAGTGTCAGTAGCAGCAACAGGAGAACCCTGATAACGAGCTTCTACCAAAGGAATGTTACGGTCAGAAGAACCGATAAGCTTCCAAGTGAAGTCGTCAGCAGTTTCAAGATACAACGCGGGGATTTGATCCAACATGTTGTTAAGAGTAGCTCCGTAAGCTTGGAAAAGCATACGAGAGATAATATTAGAAGCGAGTTGAGGCTTCTTTTCATAAATGGCACCGAGGTGGTTTTTGGTAGTAATACCACTCCACGCTTTGGCGTCATTTGTTTGTAGGAATGAAATTTTCATTATTTAATATTTGGGTTTTCCATAATTTTGTCAAGAATCGATGTTCCTGAATTGAAAGATAATGGGGCTTGATACGTTTCGCCTCCGTTGTTAAGCTTGGCTTCAAATTCTGAGACAGCTTTAGATTTACTGGTTTTAACCAGCTTTGAGAAGTCCTTGAAACCCTTTGTCAATGTATAAACATAATGAAGTCTATGTTCAAACTCAACAGGATTATCAATGCGATCTTTCATCATTTGATTAACAGGCTGTCCTTGAACCTCACCGACAACTTTAGTCATAGATTCATAAACCTTATCAGCAGTTTTTTTATTAAAACTAATGCCAGGGATGATTTCTTCTTCCTTGTAAACTTTGTCTTTTAGCTTTTTCAGTTCTGCTTCTTGTTGCTTCTTAGCCGCTTCTTGTTGTTTTTCTTGGTCGGCTATTTCGTTCGCAATTCTCTGCTTCTGAAATTTGACTTGATCATCTTTGGCTTCAACCGCATCTTCCACATCTCTCCCAAGATCAAACGAATCTTGAGTCAATCGGTCAGCTTTATCTTCTGAAAATCCTTTAGCGAGGTATGAATCTTTAATCAAACTTCTTCGAAGCTTAGGGTCAGATTCGATTTGTTCATTTGTAATGTTTGCAATCGTCTGTACCGTGCTTTGAGATTTAAGAAACTCCTCTACTGGGATTCCATTTTCAAAAGCTTTGAGTGCTTGTTTCTGGTCGTCAGAGAGATGAGCTAACTCATTCTCTTTAATAGTTGTTTGAATCAGATCTACAAGATCATTTGTTGATTCAATTTTTTTGTTTTCGTCCAAGGAAACAACCCCCTCATCGGCAAGAAGGTTGGCAAAGGCGGATAAAGCAGCGTTAGAGGGGGCTTCCTTAGAGGACTCTTCAGGAGGTTGAGTACTTTCTGTAGGAGCCACCGTAGCTACGCTCTCTTCCGCTGCATCTTCCGTAGAAGTTTCTGCTGGCGGATCACTAGGTGTCTCTGATGGATTAAAATCACCATCTTCGACCAATGATTTCATATCAAGGTCTAAGTTATCGTCCATGGTGTAAAATTATGATTTATTTTCAGATTTGTTTTCAGGCGTAATAGCCATTTTCTTTTCCTCAAGCTTCAGTTTATCAGCGTGATGCTTATCTTTTTGTTTAAGATTTTCATCAAATTGTCGCTTCTGTTCTTCAAGCTTGTCATAGAAATCACCAAGTTCTGAAACATTATCTTGTTTTAAAGCAAGTTTGGTTTCATTATCTCTAATGTTCATTCTTTCTTTAGCAGCAATTTCTTTATCAACAGCTTGTTGTTGTGATTGCATTTGTTGTTGTGCCATCTGCTGTTGACTTTCCATCTGCCTTTCTTGCTGTGCTTGTGCTTGTCTCTCTGCGTTTTCTATGACGCGTCTCTTCTCAGACATAGAATCTGATGTAAGAAGCTTGGTTAAAACATCGAGAGAAACTTTATTGGACTGGAATGCAAGCTTAGCCATCTCCCTGTATGTAGCGTCAAGCTCTGCAGATTTAGCTGAAGATTGAATGTGTACGTCAAACTCTGCTTCGAGTCCCTTACCTTCGATCTTAAACATCTCTACTGAGCCATCATCCAATACATGCTGGAGTAGCTTTTCTTTTCCTCTAAATACTTTTTTACAAGTTTCAAGGAATATCTGTAATACTCTTTCACGGACATTTTCATGCTTGTGAAAGTAATATTCAGTAACATGTGAAGACTGTGCTACAGAACGCTCAACTCCACCAACAGTTTCTCTTGTATCGATTTGTCCGAGACGTTGGTCAGATACACCAATGATCTCAGTCATTTCTCTTTTAATAAACTGCAATATGCCAATATGTTCCTGAATATATTGTGAATTCTGTAAGTCAATATAACTATGTCCAGCGTGTCCTAGATTACCCGCAAGCTTTCCTGTGGCTGGTCCTACCTTACCTTCTTTAAAACTGTCTTTGACAGCAATATTCATAGAAGACAAATAGTGCATCCAAGTAGCCATATCCCAACCATCTGGAATCATGCTGAGGTCTAACTCTAGAATTCTACCTTGGTTTTTAGCAGACATCTTATTGAGTCTGTCCATATAGATATCATACAAGTATTGATATGGCCTTGTGCGCTCCATCATAGAAACAGCCGTATACGAGTTAGTGGCATAAGTCGAACCTACAATACCAGGATGACAATACGATGGATTTGATAGTTTGTTATATTGAATAGGTCTAGGTCTCATTCTAATATAAATATCTGAGCCTACACGCGTACCTTCTAACCACTCGTTGATCCACATAGAACGAGCTGTTTCACCTTTATCTTTGTCGGGTGAATAGTTATCAGGGAATATATCTTCTTGTGGTGCACCAAACTCATCAAAGTACTTGACAAGCTTAACCTTTCTAAAAGACCTCCAGAAGGCTCTCAGGACGCGTATGTTGCCGTTTTGATCGTACGGAAGGGTCTTATACCCCTGAGACCCCATACGCATCGTATAATCGTTTACATCGCTTGGTGTGGTGCTACCAATGTTTCTGTCAATAATAAGATTGTACTGAGCACTCTCGTCTACGAATGGGTCACTACCACCACCGTTGTTGAATCCTCTTTCGAGCTTTTCAACTTCTTCTTGTGTCAGGTCTTCGTAGAAATAGTCAATGATTTTACCAGGTGACCAGTACTCATCAACATAAATTACATCAGCATCTTCAATGTCGTGTGAAAATCCAGAGCGTAACCAAAAGACATTCAATGGGTTAAGCCTATTGAGGATGGGTTCATCACCAACGACATCAACAATATAGAGTTCTTCTGATGAGATAAGAGCATCCTTAAATCCATCAGCAAACTTTTGATCCCACTTTTGTTTGTTCCAGAAATGTCTAAGAAGCTTATTACCTCTTATTTCTTTTCTGTCTTTAAAAGTGTACAAGGCCTCATGCTCCAATTCTTTTACTTTCTCTTGGAGCTGTGATTCAGTATAATTGCTGTTCACAAGTTCTTGTACCCTTTCAAAAATCAGAGCTCTCTTTTCTTCTTGCTTTGAAGAAACAGAGTCGGGGTCAGAAACCAATACTGTCCAGTCAAATCTTCTTTTGATAGATTCTCCAATAAGAAGGTCTAGTCTAGGTACAGCTATTGGGAAGTGTTCGATTTTTTCTGGAATCTCCTCAGTTTCAAGGTCATAGGGATTTACAAAACTTCTTACGTCCGCCATATCAAGGCGACCATTGTAAAGATTGTAGTTTATTTGTTTCCTCGTAAAAGAAGAACGCACCGCCTCATCTGATGAAAGACCCGATGAGTCAAATGCGTCTATACACTCTTTGTATCATTCTTTGGTACGTTGTGCAGTAGTTTTCTTCTGTGATGGAAAACCCCAGTATTTTACCGACATATTACAAAATTAAGACAGTTTTGCTTGTTCGCGTAATTTCTTATAGCGTAAAGCTTTATTATTTTTAGTCCAGAACGGATCGTCAGAAAGTGTAGAAACATTTGTTCTTGTTTTCTCAGCTTCCACCATCTGATGATACTCTTCTCTTAATATCATGACCATACCCATAGATGACACACGGTCAAAGTTGTCATCACTATTCCATTGTATCGATTCTTTCAGATAAGCAATAGAACGAATCTTTTGAAGGTTAAATACTTTTTCGTCCTCAGTTGTTGAGTGATGATCTGAAAGCATCCAATCTCTCTGTAATCTTCTACCCCATCTGTTGATTTCTTTTGTAGGTGGAGTACCTTTGGCTTTGTTACCATAGGATTCTCGAGCCATCTCCTTGTCAATCAGTATCTTAGGAGTATCAGCCAACAAATGCAACGAATGTTTTTGGTCAAAGTATGAAAACAAACCTTTGTTCTTGTTTTCGTAATTTACTTTGGCATTATATAAAAGAGACAATCTTCTTACAACTTCATAGAAATCATTTGCAAATCTTGGTCTACCTGTGTACTCCGCAACGATTTCATCTGTCCAAGTATCAAACACAAAAGCAGACCCCAATGATTTTGAGAACGTAGCTTCGTCATCATCATATGGGTCAACACCAATAATGTATCTAAAGTGTGAACTGTTTGACTTTAGAGGTGGTGTGAAGATTTCAATAGCACCAATCTTAGACTGTTCTGAAGACAAAGGGAAGTTTCGTATAGGAATCTCGTGGTCTTTGTCACCAATACTACCGTCTATATTTAGCTTGGGTGTTAAGTGAGCAGCTGTAAAAGAGTCCAATACAGGAGCTATCGATTGTAAATACTCTCGTAGGTCATAGACGGGAAATAAAGTCCCCTCCGTCCGCATACAAGCCTCTTGAGGGGTTATAGAATAGTCCGCCTTATGTTTAGTAAGTATAGATGGGTCTGGGTTTGTATTTCGTATGTCCTGACGTTCGTTTAGAACCTCACACATAGCTTTTACTACGTCAGAGTTACCATCTTTGTCGTAACAATATTCTCTGTTTAAGTATTCTCCTACATAAAATGCACAAATACCTTGTCCTTTGGTTCTATCGAAAATGTTTTTTAAATGAAACACGTTAAAACCACCATTGTAGAACAAAGCTTCTGCACCTTCGAAACCACTTCCACTGGTACCACCTGTACCAAATGACTCCATGAATCCGTAAACCATACGACCCTGCTTCATAGAACCGTATGCAATCTTCCATACTTGCAGTAAGTGTGGATAATTACCAGATTCTTCACAAGATATCAACATTCCACGTTTACCTCTTGCTTTGTCAGGGTCATCTTTGGTAGTGACACCTATGATTTCGGACTTATATCCTTTTTCAATTTGAACACCATCTACTTTTGTAACATATGATGCTCTCTTGTGGTCGATCTTGTCAACTTTTTCTCTAGCCTTACCCCATGGAGTGTGCTCATCTACAAAGTCCAAAGTATCCCAAGCTTTGTTTAGGATACCATCTTGCAGAAGGTACTGATTATCAGAGGCAAACGCATATGACTTAGATCTTGGGTAGTGATAGTAGTTTCTTGCGTACTTCGAACCACCCTTAAAGGAGTATCCACGACCCCTTGTTTTTAAGATAGAGCCGAACTTACCAGACTTCCTAGCTTGTTCTATATAGTGAAAATATAAGTAATCACCATCCCACATAAATGGGAACTCTTGTACTCTTTCAGCTTCTACCGTTGATATATCATCAACCTCTTTGGTATTGTCTGATTCTCTTGTGATCATAATGGGTGTGTAGTTGAGGTAGAAGTAATGATACCCCGTAATCCACTCTCCATCTGATTCTCTTACATACCCTTCTTTACATCTGCGCTCTTCTTCTTTCCAGAACTTGTAGTAGTCAGAGCTTTTTAATTTAGTAGGGTAGAAGTCTGTATACCTGCCTGTTTTTTTAAAATGCAAGGCAGCTTGTCTAAAGTAGTCCATGTCCTCTAAGATGTGAGGATTTGTAAGGTCTACTGTAATCTTACCGTTTTCTCTAGGTAAGTCTTTTGCATAAACCCTGTCTTTTGACGACATACTCTTTAAAAGAGGTATGGTATCAAACAGGTCGTAGAACTCATTTACAGAGTCATTATCCAGTTTGTACTTTTCGAATAATTCTTCTGTAACTGGTGTCATTCTGGATCTTCAAACATTTTCTTCTCTCGGCTACCTCTTAGCTTTGAGTTGAGTTCTTTTTCCTTAAGTACCTTATCCTCAAGGGATTCGATACCTGTGATGGTTTCACCAATACTACCAATAGTAGACACAAGCTTTTTTGCATCGTGTACAGGCTTACCATTTCTGTCAAGTTCCTTGAGATCTATCTCATTGAAGTACTGCTTGAGCTTATAGGCTGCCACTTTAGCAGATTCCAACAGTTCTGATGAAAGTGTTTTCTGCAAATCCTTAAAGAGAGTAGAAGCCTCCTCTAGATGAGAAGGCTCCCAATTGTCTCTTGAGATAACATTTTGAATCACAATAGAAGACCTTTCTTCTTCATCGATGATATGCGCAAAGTCACTCTTATGGTCAAACATAAAGTAGATGTACGACATATCTTCCATCGCATGTTGTTTGTTGCGATACTTTTTCCAAAGTTCTTTAAACGGTTTAAGCGTAAGAACTTCAGGTTCGATGTCTAGCTTTTCGTCTTCTAATTTAAACAGATTCATACTTTTCTATTTCCGATCTCAAATACTTAATATACTCAAGTCTGCTCCAATGTGCATCCTCGAGTTCTTTCTTTAGTCTTTCAAGGATTTCTTTATTCCCCTTTTCCGAAGACATAAAGCACATAACGTCTAGGAACAAACATATACATCACATCCTCGAATGGTACATACACGATGTTGGGGTCTTGTCCTTTGTCGTCTGGTTTGATAGCACCAGCATTCAAAAGAACTTCTTCACCTGGCTTAATGTCTTTGACCATCTCTCCAACGAGTACAACTTTTTGTCTCATTTTAACTTGACCAGCAGCATCCTCTCCAATAGAGTCACTATCTGGTGTGATGATCATTTTTTCTTCTACTCTCTCTGTAGTGAGAACTACAGTATCGTACAAAACTTTACCCTTCAGCATTTTTATATTTTTCTGTTGGTACTAGAATTAGTGTAAGCGGCTCTTTTAGACGGTTGAGGTCTTGGATGTTAGCCAAAGTTTCTCCATTGATTTCACCAAGGTCTGCGTTAATGCGAACACTGCCGTCAGCCATTGATTTAAAACTTGAAATAAATACGCCATCGAGTTGAAGCATGTCAGTCTTTTTTAGTTATTCTGAGAAGATCTGCTTCTTCTTCAGAGATGATTTCTTCTGGTTCAACGATAATCCTGTCAGCGTTATTAAAGGAAGCAAGATATCTTATATTCATTTCAATCTCATCGTAGTGTACTACAGCTACAACGATACCTGGTTCTAGAGTAACAGTCGATGCTATTCTATCCCCTACACTATAATCTTTTGGCATTTCTATATTTTTTTCTTGATGGGAAAAACTTCCCAAATCCCGTGACATGAAAAGTTTTAAGGTTTTCAAACTTTGAATCATCAAAGCTTTTGAGTTCTCTTCTAATAAATAAAAACTTCGATATGATAATGTCTTTTATTTGTTCTGGTTTCAAATTATATTTAATAGCAAGTTCTTTATAGATTTCTTTCATGGAATATAAAGCTTAGTTCTAGTTTGCCGTCATCTAGATTTACAATATACTGTGCGGCAATCTTATTATCTTGAATAACTCTCTTCTTTCTAAGAGAGGTCATAAGGTTGTGGATGGATGAACTCTTGATGTCCATGTCCATCATTATCTGCTCCTTTATTTCATGAGAGAAAACTTTCTTCCACAGGTCTTCCTGCTTCTTGAAGTTGTGTTTTTCTCTATCCGCATAGAATAAAAACAAAGATAACAAATGTTTTTCTTTAGGGGACAGCTTATGCAACACCGTAGTTACATTCAAGTAATGGTAGAATATATCCTTTTTGTTGGCGTTTATATTAACTGTCTTTTTCATAGGCCTCAAGTATTTCTCTGACTATCGGGTCGCGATAGTTTTTAGTAAGAGTAAACACATCCATTGATGGTACCTTATCATTTATATCCATCAACCTTTGTAAACCAGAGTGTGACTTAGCTTTCAACTGTATTTGATTGGGGTCTCCCGTAAATACCATAGAAGATCTAAGTCCAAGCCTTGTGATGATCATAGTAATCTGTTGTTTTGTACAGTTCTGTGATTCATCTACAATTACAAACTCATCAACAAATGTGTTTCCTTGTGCAAAGTTCAAAGGAAGTGCACGAATCTTTCCTTCAGAGTACATCTTTTGTACTGTCTGCTTGCCACCTATTAAATACATATTTTCTAAAACAGGAAGTAGCCAAGGCTCCATCTTTTCTTCTATGGTCCCTGGCAAGATTCCAGTCTTCGACTCTTCTGTGCCGACCATAGGACGCATGATGGTAATCCTATCTACTTCTCTTTTGAAGAATTTATGTAAAGCTGCGTAACAAGCAGTAAATGTTTTGGAAGTTCCAGCGAGTCCGTTAAGAACAGTGAGCTTAGAGTTTGTAATTACCTCAAAAGCATCCTGCTGCTCTTCATCTAACTCAATATTTTTATTTAAAGGGAGTGATTTCAATAGACGTTTACTTTTGTTCTCCATTATTAAATTCGATTATTACAAACGAACGGTTGGTTTCTTTTTCAAACTCCATTCTCATAGAGTAGTTGTCGTACTTTTCTTTTAGGATTTTCTCTGAACGAAGAAATCCCTTGACCATCTTTTCGTAGTCGTTGTACTTTGTAACTATCCTATCTTTTGCCAAACCTTTCAAGATATTCCTCTATATTTTTATGAGTGTTGGTATAGTTTTCCGCGCCACAAGATCCACAAATCACACCATTCTTTGTTTCTAGAATGTGCAAACTCTTACAATAAGCACAATATTCTACTGGATCGTCGTTGTAGTTATTTTTTTGGGATGTCATCGAATTCAGGTTTTTGATTAGTCATATAAGACAAGAACATTACATTACAAGCGACATGATCAATGTGGGAAAGTCCAGATTCCTCATCAATCCGTTCACCTGACATGTGTGCAAACAGATGACGGAGTAGTGATTCACATATCTTAGATGTGTGCTCACCTTTCTTCCAATTGTCTTTATCATATTTCTGTGCGCCAAACTCTAATACTCTTACCATCCCCTCTAAGGATTTGAAATCAACGAGAGACCACCTTGGTTTACCCTCATTGTAACGTAATGCTTTATCCATTTCGCAAATATAACAAACAATATTATAAACTATACATATATCCTGTTATATTTTTTTAAAAAAATACTTGACTCGTCAAAAAATAAGTCGTAACTTTGCGTATCGAAAGTTACTTCGGCGCTCTGTTACTAAGCCAGCTTGCTAGCAGAGTCATTACAAAAACAAAGGGTAGTTATTTTTTCTGCTTACTCTTTTTAGCTGATTGTTTCAGCCCAAGCAGTCACAGCCTCTGTTGTTTCAGACTGCGTTTGTAAGTCAAAAGTCTTTGTATGTGAAGTCCAAGTTTCATTATCGTATATCTTTACAGTAATTCTAAACTTGGCAGATTGGAAGTTACCACCAGAACCGCTAGGTACATAGTGATCATACTCTACAAAAACATCCCCATCTAAATCATAGACGGTAGACATAGCATCCTCTATATAATCCCACTTAGGCATTTTGCATATCATTAATAAGCTCAGTAGCCCAGTCCGCAATTACATGAAAATCATCATCAGATCTAAGTACAAGCTTCCTAGTTTCATTGCCCCATAGAGCCTTTATAATAAGAAGACCATTTGTCTCAGATACCTCAATTGTGGCTTCATCTCGAAGCTCATCAATAATAGCTTGTATCATTTCTTCCATAGGCGTAAATATACGAAAAAAAATTTTTAAAAAAATTTCAGAGGGTTGGTATGTGGGAACCTTTTTAATATCAAGCCCCACTGCATTCTTGATTTTGGTGGTACCTACGCCACCACAAAAACCAAAATGAAATGGAAAATACCGACGGAATCATCTTCAACCATCTAACTGAAGAAAAACTCCAAAAGCTCGCTGAAGACCTCAAGCAAGAGCAAGAAGAACTCAATGCGAAAGAAGAAGCTCTCGCAGAAGAAGTCGAGGACATCCAACATCTGTGGGATGAGATGCGCAACGAAGGCCACGATCCAGTAACGCCATGATGATGAGGGGGGGAACCCCCTCTTCTATCATCCTCTATCATCTTCTCGTGTATGTAC